ATTCAGCATACAACGGATTCCGTGAGGACTTACGAAGGCTGTCAGGTTGACCGATTCACGATTAATTTCGATTCAACCGGAGCAGAGCCTTTCTTGATTTGCTCCGCGGACATTGTAGCCGAAGATGCAAACGAAAGTGCAAGCACGACTTCGATTGCCGCCGCCACTAAAGAGGCTTTCAAGCCAAGAATGTTGACGGCTACAATTGATGGAGCCGAAACCACGGATGTATTGAGAGGAGCAATTAACTTTGAGCAGAACCTAACAGACGGAAGGTATTGCTCTTATGCTTCAAACCTTTTGAAAAAAGCCTCGGTGATTACTACCCGGAGAGTAACGGGCCAGGTAGTCGTTCACTACACAGACAAGACTTATTGGGATAAATGGGATTCCGGAATTGCGTATGCTTCGGAGTTCAGCTTGAACTTCCAGAGAGCCGCAAACGATAATTGCAAATTGACTTTGCAGAATGTGTACCTCCAGACAGCTCAAGACCCAACGAACCTGGAAGGCTTAAACGAGGCAACGCTTATATTCAAAGGAGGCATTTCTGCCTGTCAGGTTAATGACGCTCAGAGCGATTATAACACTTTTACTTAAACCTAAGGAGATGATGGAATGAAGAAGGATTTTATAGAGGAGAAGCCTGTTGAAATTAACTTGAATGGGCGTATCTATAAGATAAAAGAACCTAATGGAGTGGAATTCGATGCTATTTCCCAAGAGTACCTTTCTTTGGATGAAAAAGGTAGGCTATTAGCAGATATTCCGAAGAGAAATTCTCTTTGGCTGAAAAGCCTCGTTGTTGATGCTCCATACGAGAAAGAAGGAAAGCCTTTCCGGGAACTCAAAGGAGAGGAAAAACTGGAGGTATTGAACAAACTAAAGCCGCCAATTAGAACCGAGTTATTGAAAGCAATCAATAACCTTCTCAACGTGGAGAGTGATGAGCTAAAAAACTCGAAAGAGCAATCGTCCAAGGCGAACAAATAACCCATAGAGGAGCAATTAATTTTCTGTGGAATGTTGCTTTATCTCGGAGGTTCGGGCTTTCTTTATTGGAAGTGAAAAGTCTCGCCTCCAAAGATAAACAAAGGCTCAAGTGGATTATTGCTTGTGAAGGAAGACTCAAGAAATTAAAGGAAATGGAGAACATCGTGAGGAATTTGTAATGGTTGAAGAAGTCGGAAGTATTGAAATCGCGGGAACGATTAACACCGAGTCAATGAGAGCAGGACTCGAACAATTAAAGAGCGGTTTCAATGAAGCGAGAGAATCTGCAAAATCTTCGATTGGAGACATGGAGCGATTGAGCGGAACTATTACCGGGCTCGCTGGACCCATTGCTGGAATCGGAACAGCTATCGGTGGAACCATGATGGGGATTGCCGCTCTCGGACCTTACGCTCAACCTGCACTTAACCAAATGGCTGTTGACTTCGATAGGCTTTCAATTTCTCTCTCAGAGGACTTGGCTCCTGCTTTCGATTCAATCGCTGGAGCGTTTGGGTCGTTTGTGAACTTAGCTGAATCTCCGACAGTTTCTTCTGCCTTGGAAGGAATCGCCGCGACTCTTGTTATTGTTTCCGATAATGCAAAAACAGCTTTGGATGATTTGAACCTTTTGTTTAATCCGCCTGAGAGCGGGATTCCTCCACGGACTAAAGAAGAGCCTTTTTTGGAGAGCTTAGCAAAAGACCCACTTGGAACAGGACTCGAAGAGCTCGGTTTACCTTTAGGTGGAGCGTTGCTTGGCTCTGGCCCGTTGGCTTGGATGCTGAATAAACTTCCTGGAATTAGCGGAGTTACAGCTGGAAAGGTTTTTCCTTTTCTCGGAGCTGGGCTTTCTTGGATGCAGAATTGGCGGGATATTGCTTTCACTCCTGAGCTTGAAGGAGGAGGAGAGGACTATTTCGGGCAGACGATTAAATCAATGGAAGCAATGGGAATGACTGGAGCCGCGGCTGGCTCGGTTGTGCCTGGACTCGGAACTTTAACCGGAGGAGCTTATGGACTCGCCGCGGGTTTAGGTTGGGGAGCTGGAAATTGGTTGGGTGATGTTACCTATGAACCGATTGGAAAACCTTACATGGAAGCGGCGAGTAGAGGAAAAGAAATTTTCACCGGAAAAGGAATTGAACAAGGTGATATGACGGACTTGTTCTGGGCTCAGTCTCCTCTTGGAGTTTTAATCGGAGGACTCGCTAATATTTTTGACCCGAAAGAAGGCGAAGAAAGAACCTTTAATGTTTCTTGGGATGAAGCAGGAATTGAAGCGATAACAATTCCCGAAGCGAGTATTGAAAGCGTTAAAATGCCAAAGGTTGAAATTCCTAAAGCTACAATTAAAGAGGCAGAAATTGAATCGCTTAAGCTCCCGGAACAGTACCGCGTATCGAGTTTCGATAATCAAACAGGAGTCTCGGACAAAAAGCTTTACGATTGGAATAGGAACTGGAACAGGCATATTTTTGGAAGTGGTTAAATGGTCGACTACGAAATGCAATTCACGAACTGGGATGCTTCTTACGATGGAGCCGGGAAATTTGAGTTTCCTGTTAACCCCAAGACTTACTCGATTGATTTAGAACCATATCGAAATATTCGAGAGTTCACTTACGGACTTCACCATATTTACACTACTGCAGTGAGTGCTCGTCCAAGAGCAATAGTTTTAAACGGGCATTTTCATGGAGCTACTCGAAGAACTGATTACAATAATTTAGCCGAGAATGTTTTCGCAAACGACATTAAGAGATTTTGGCTTGACTCAACGAGGTTCTATTATGTTCTTGGGGGAAATATCCGAGAGTCCTTGAGCAATATGCAGACGACCTTGATTGATTATGTAGGAATACTGAAAACTGTTTCTCCTTTCTTGAACGATATAACAAACAGCCGAACCTTTACCGCCGCGGTAACGGATGCCGCTGAAACGCTTTTGAACTCTACAGAATATCCTGGAGAGGCTTTTACTAACTCGGGGAACGCTCCGGGTCCAGTAAAGCTTCAAGTAGTCAACGGAGGAGGAGGAGCGAACATTACTCAGGTTGAATTTGCTAACGCTTCGACTTTTTCTGGAGCCAAACAAAAAATTACCTGGACTGGAACGCTTGGAGCTGGAGAAACTTTAATCATTTATCCTTTCAAACTTGTTAGGCAATCGAGCACTAATCGAGGAACAATTAAAGTACTGAGGAAAGCATGGCCCGAAATAGACGGAGTTAACTCCGGGCAGGTTCAGGTTGAAGGCTACGAAGTACCTTGGGTTGATGAGGAAGCCTCAGACCAAGATTTCAGAATAAAGCTAACTGGAAATAGTGTTTCGAGTACTGTAACCGCTTCATGGTTCGATTCTTATTTGTCGTGATTGAAATGTATCGAGTAGATATTGCAAACGCAACCGGGAAGATTCAAACTGTAATGACCCGAAAAAAATTAGAGTACGGATTTGTCTTAAACGGAACGAGCGTTTTTGAAATTTTAATCGAAGGAAGCGGAGCAGATTACAGAACCCAATTCCAAAGAGGTTTTGTTGTTTACATTTACCGAGATAATTCTCTGGACCTTAAAGGAATCATTGAAAAAATTAGTTTCACCGATTCCGGGCAAATGGTTCTTGAAGGAATAGGCCACGGAGAAAAAAAACTCAATAACTCGATGTGTGCGACTCAGGATTGGAGCTCGAACACTACGACTCAGATTGTGAATACTGGAACGAATAATATTCTCTCGAATTGCTCAGGAATTACCGCGGGAACGATTGAGAATAAAACTCCGGATTATTTCAGAGTCCAGAACTCTCAGACTTGTTTGCAAGGAGTCGCAATGGTTAGCGATTTAACGAGCCAAGACTGGAGCATTGATTACTCAAATGACGAGCTGGATATTGAAAATCATAAAGGAAATGCTTCAAGCGTGAAAACTTTCATTGGAGGAATTGACGCGGTTCATATTTCAAAAGTAGAGGACGATGCCGGGATAATTGAAAAGGTAACTGTTACAGGAAGCAATGAAGGAGGAAACCAAAAAACAGGACAATGGTGTTCTGATGGAAACGCTTGTGCAGGATGGAGTAAAGGAGACCCAGAAGTTACGCTCATTGACAAAAGCCTCAATACTGATACGGCTTGCGAAGAAAGAGCTCATGCTGAGTATTTGATTCTTTCCGCTACAAGGTACACTTACAATTTTGAGGCTACTGACCCGAACCAATCTCTCGTTACTGGAGATGTGATTACGCTTGATGATGAAATTACCGGAACGGATGCGGTTGAGTTAAGAATCACTCAGCTTCGGAGAGTCATTACAGAAGAAGAGGACAGGCTTGTTCTTGAACTCCGCGGAACTGGAGAGAGAGAAAAATCAATGGACCAGCTCGAACAATTAAGCAAACAGAAAAGATTTTCTGATTTAGCTAATTCGATGAAGCAAGGAACTGATGATTCAACCGCGAATGTTTCCGATACGGGCCACTTGCATAATGACGGAACGCTTACAGGAGACCTGCACTTACACGCTGATGGAACCTATACAGGAGACCTGCACTTGCATAATGACGGAACGCTCACGACTGATTTGCACTTGCATGGAGACGGAACTTTTTCAACGGACTATCACTCTCACGGAGACGGAAGTTACGGAGCTGATTCTCACGCTCACGGAGACGGAACATATGGAGCTGATTCTCACGCTCACGGAGACGGAACATATGGAGCTGATTCTCACGCTCACGGAGAAGGAACATACACCGCAGACTCGCGAACTTCTAATAGTAGTTCAAGCACTACTGGGGGTGGTGGTGGTTCTGATGCGTTTACCGGAGCGGTTCTTTCAGGAACAGGCTTCAATAATCTATTAACAATAACCGCGCCTTCTCAATCAAATTGTGAATTTATGATTGTTCATGTTTGTTGTCAGAACGCAGATGTTCCGGGAGCAAGTTTTTGGTGTAGAATTTATGATTCATTCCTCGGAACATATTATCCTGACTCAACAGGTTTCGGAGCTACTGTGGGAAACCAAACTTTTTCGTTTACGATTCTCGTACCCGGAATAGTCTACACTGACACCATGTATGTGCAGATGCGTTCTAATGTTTCTGACCAAGTAATTGACATGACTGCAATTCATTGGGGAACGACTACAAGACACACCCATTATATCCCATCAACCGGACTTAGTGGAAGCTCAGAGTATGACCCGGCTGATGTTTCAGGAACAAGTCAATATGACCCAGCTGATGTTTCAGGAACAAGTCAATATGACCCAGCTGGAGTTTCAGGAACAAGTGACGATAATAATGCAGGAGTCTCAGGTTCAAGTGAGGAAAATACAGCTGGAGTTTCAGGAGCGACTCTTGTTAATTCGACTGGAGTTTCAGGTTCAAGTGATAAAACTGCTCCTGGTGTAAGCGGAGATACTGATACAACAAATGCCGCGGTTAGTGATTCGGGGCATTCCCATTAAAAAACTGGAGGAATTAAAAATGACAAAAGAAGAAATTGAAATTATAAGAGTCAAGCCAATACCAGGAGGCTACAGCGTACTGGTTCAATTCGGAGAAGTACAAAGAGGTTTTAGTTTCAGAGCAGACCAAAACCTTCACCAAAACGCTCCAAATGGAGAACCTCGCTACCTCAAAGTTATCAGAAAGGAACTCGCAAGAGAGGCTGAAACCAAGAATGATAACGAATTAGCTTTTCAGGAAGTCCTTAAGACTCGGGGGAAAAAATACAAGTCTGAATTAACCAAAGAGGAAGCGAATGCAAAGGAATAAATAGAAGAAGAGAGCCAGTTATGGTGATAGTATGCGATGGGATTCCTACAAGTTAAAGATAGAGGAACTGCTTGAAATTTTACGCGGATGGCTTTGTCGAAATTGTAAAGAGAAAATGCTCTCAGTTCAGTACAAAAATTTATTGGCTGAGTGCCGGGCTGGAAAGCAAAAAATAATTCAAGACAACGAAAAGTTAATTGAACAAATTCACCTGCTTGAATACTCGCTTGGGATATTGAAAGCTCCGTTGCCTGAGACAAGCGGAACAATTTCAATCAGCTCGCTGAGAAAACTTTTAACTCCGTGGGCTAAAAATATTTGGCTCTCTGATTCTACCTACAACCTTGTCTTGCACGACTCGATGAAATCATTCCTTGCTTTGGATGATACTAACCGAAATAAATATGTCTCTCAGTATTACGACTGTGATGATTTTTCTTTCAGGTTAATCGGGCAAGCAAGCACTCCGGAATGGGCGGGAATTGCTTTCGGTTTTGCCTGGAGTAAATCTCACGCCTTTAATATTTTCATTTCTGCTTCAAGGCAGATTTATCTCATTGAACCGCAGACAGACAAAATAATTAAAATCGAAGATGCGCAAGGAGCTTACGTAGATTTGCAATTGGTCGTGATTTAATGCCGACTCTTTTTGATGAGCTTGAAAGTGATGGAAATGGAGGTCATATTTTGAGAGCTTCTCAGGAGAAATTTCAAGGCTACATGGTAGCACGCATGGAAGATATTGCAAAGGACTTAAAAATAATGAACGCTAATCATGCAAAATGCAGGAGCGAGATGCTCACAAAAACAGAAAAAAATAAAGATGAATTATCAAGTATCAAACTCAAGGCAGTCGGTTTAGCCAGTATCATTGGCGGCTTCACCGGGTTTCTTGGAGGACTTTTAAAAGGAGGCGGTCTACCGTGATTGTTGAATCTTTAGTTGGATTAGCGGAAACGACCCAACCTCTTCTCGCGCCTTTATTTTGGGGAGCACTCGGCGGAGCGTTCCACGGAGTATTGAGCTTTGTTCAGAACTGGAAAGATGGCGAGACCTTTGACTTACAGAAGTTTGTCAAGAGCCTCGCTCCTGGAATAATTGTAGGATTCTCCGCAGGAGTAATTTTGCAGTCAACCGGAGACGCTTTCTTGTTCGGAATAATTGGGAAGAAGGTTTGGGAAACTTTAACACACTAATGGAATACCCCCATTGGTCGGGAGGCATTAAGCCTGGTTTTGATGCCTCTCATTTTCTTTATTTCTTTACTTATAGAACTATGGTCCGACTCACCCCGCTCTTCCTCTATTCTCCCGAGAGAGGAGAAAAACTTTGAAGAGAATTTAATTCTTAATAATTTTTCCTTAATAATCTACGTTAATAAATAATTTTTTCCTGAGAGAGCTAAGCCGAGAGCCCGAGAGATTGCATTTTAAAATTATGAAGAAAATTTGAACTAAAAAAAATTATTAAAAAGAAGCCTTTTAATTCCTTCTTTCTTTTATTCTTTCGATTTATTTAGCCGAGGCTATTCCTTTTTTTACAATTTATTATTCCTTTTTCTTCCTTTATAGCCTCCGTGGACCCGGAATTTTAATTATTTATTAAGATTATTAACGATTTCTTCATAATTTCCAGCCTGTATTAAAAGCTTTGAGGTGGTAGAGTTTTACTGAGTATAACTCAATTTTATGGAGGTTGAGAAAGGATGGAAGAAAATCACAGTTTAGAAGAGCTCGAAAAAGAGCTCGCTCCTCAATCAAACGGAGGTGAAGAAACAATGGCTAAAGTAACAAAAGAAAAGCCTCTCGCTAAGAACAAAATCAAATGCGTTAAGTGCGGAAAGGTTTGCGGTGTGAGACCTGACATTAGAGCTCAGAGAGTCAAAAAGTTTGGCTCGGAGAAAGCACTTGTTGAAGGCTACCTTTGCAGGACTTGTAGACCTAAAAAGAAGAAAGCAAAAAAGAGAGTCTCGAAGAAAAGCCCTAAGGTGAAAAAGAAATAATACAGGAACAATGGGGGGAGTCCTTCTCCTCTCTTTTTTCTTTTATTATTAGGAGGCAACAGGATGGGTAGAGCTATTTCAAAAGGAATAAGTATTGACTCGGCATGGCTGGATGAATTTGCCCGGGAGTACCCTAAAGAGTTTTCAAAGTTCAGCCGAACTATTCAAATTTTACTGAGGATTAATTATCCTTTGGGCCAGAGGACTAAGATTGTAAGGCAACGAGTCGAGGTTGCAAAGAAATTAGCGGAGATTAATTCTGAGATGGAATTGCTTAAATTGAAAAAAGAGGAGCTCCTGGACTTTATGAGCTTCTTGGAGAAGAGAAAAAAAGGAGGTAGTCGGATTGACTCTAAACAAACAAAAAGGAAAAATGTATGAATGGGTAACGCACACTTGGAACCCGATTCGAGGAGAGTGCGAGCATGATTGTTCGTATTGTTATATGAAAATGTTCAAGGTCGGGGAGCTTCGATTGGACCCAAAAACCTTGGCTGATAATCTTGGGGAAGGAAACTTTATTTTTGTCGGGTCGAGTACGGATATGTTCGGGAGGAGCGTGCCTCACTCTTGGATTTCGGAAGTGTTGGCGGCTTGCCGGAAGGCTTCAAAGAACAAGTACTTGTTTCAATCAAAAGACCCAGTGAGGTTTAAGGAATTTTTGAACGAGTTTCCTAAAGGTTCTTTGCTCGGTACTACGATTGAATCTGACTTGGGGGATGGTCTTTCAAAAGCTCCTCCTATGTTGAGCCGGGTTCAAGGACTGCAAGAGCTTGGGGATTCGTTTAAGAAAATGGTTTCAATAGAGCCTGTCTTCAAGTTCACTCTTGAACGGATGGTTGAGTTTATCGAGTACATTAAGCCTTCGTTTGTTTCAATCGGAGCGGATTCTACCGGGAACAAGCTCGAAGAGCCTTCAAAGGAGGAACTCGAAGAGCTCATTAAAGAACTCAAGAAATTAACGGAGGTTGTACTAAAGCCTAATTTGAAGCGTTTAATGCGCTGAAAACGGGCTCCAAGTACCTTTATAAGTTTAATCGGGTATAATTATACTTAGTAGATGGAGGTAATAAGGATGGAAATAGCTGAAATTGAAAAAAAGGTTGAAGCTCTCTCAGACTCGGAGCTTGAGGAATTGTACGGAACTCTTAGAGATTTGCCTGAATGGGTCCGAGGAGAACTGAGTCATGGCTTCTTGAGAGTAAACGCTTGTGTAATCGAAGAGCTCAGAGACCGAGAGAACACAAGGAAGAGTGAGAACTAATGAAGTGTTGTATCTGCGGAAAGGAAGAGCTCGGACCGGAACTCAAAGGTCATGTTTGCGATTCCTGTATGAATCAAGAAAAACAAAAAAACTTAGAGGAGGATGAACTCAATGACTAAGGAGAAAAAAGAGAGAGACGATTGGGATGGATTCATTCGAGATATGGTGAAGCGTGGTATTTGGATTGTTGACCGCCGCCACGGACACACAGAACGCTATGGAGGAATGCTAAATGACTTCTGAAAAGGAAAGCGACAAGAACAAAATTCTCGGGGAATTTAATTTGCTTAAGTGGCCCGCGAGAGTTAAAAAAATCGAGGTAATGGAATCAGTTCAACCTCATCCTTATTGTATCACTCCGAAGCATTTAGAGTACAATGATTCAATGTACCTTGGAGCGGAACAGATTCGGAAAGCGGAAGAGCGAGGAGCGGTTTGTGATATTTGCAAAAAGATTCACCGGGAAGACCCAAGCAAGCCTATTCTTAAATGGGATGAGCACAAGAAATTGAAAGCTATTCTTTTGAAGCTTTCAGGTTTCGAGTCTCGTTCTCAGCTCACCGGAGAGGCACTTGAAAAAGTACCGGGCTTAAAGGAATTTCTTTTGGAGTCAAAAAAGATAGCGGAGAAGTACAAGGTTGACGGCTTCGCTTTTGATGCGTATAATATCGGGGGGAAGGACAAGTGAAAGCAGACCGAGTGTTTAATTTTACTCGGGGAAAATTGCATTGTTTTTATTGTGGTGAAGTCCGAGTGGGAAAATACAAGCAGGTCGTCAAGGAAAAACGGAAGGACGGCTCGCAAATTCTCACTCAAAGATTTACCTGTGATGAATGCAATAAAAAACTGGAGGAATTGAAATGAACTGGAACAAGTTTATTGAAAAGGATGAGAGAACAATTGAGGAAATGCAAAAGCCTTCTCGGATGGTTAAGCCTCATGTGAGCCCGAGGAAAATTTACAGGTGGAGGCGATAAAATGACTTGTCCTGGATGCGATGAAGACGAGTACGAGGCTTATTTAACATCTCTTTACGGAACGGTCAAGCTCGGCATATTAGAGTTTGATGCTGGAAAGATAATCCGAGAGCTTGACGAAACGGCTTTCGATGTCGGCATGGCTGATTTTGATTGCCTTTGCGAAGAAGAAAACGACGACGAGGAGGAGGAATAATGGAATATGTCAAATGCAAAAAGTGCGGGTCCGAGAGAATCGAGAGGAGCTGTATCGACATTGTGAAAATAGAGCGAACTGAAAACGGTGTTGCGGATATTTTACAAGACGATTCTCCTAACTACGAATACCGTTGTGCAGATTGCGAAACCAAAGTTGATTTCTCAAAAATCAGAGAACAATATAAAGGAGAGGATAATTAATGGCCCACTTTTACGGAACAGTTCAAGGATGCCGAGGAGAAGGAACGAGAATCGGAACAGAAAAGTCCGGGATGGTTACTTATTGCGCGTCTTGGGATGGAGCGATTCGATGCTCAGCTTATGTCAACAGTAAAGGAATTGATTGCGTTACTGTTGAAAAAAAACACTGGCAAGGTGAAGGAGAGGACAAGCTTCTCTATGATGGACCCATTGGAAAGGAATAAGCATGGGCTATCTTGGAGTTACTACAGCGGACTTACTCGAGAGAGCTAAGGAACGCATGGCGGTTATTTCTCTTTTCACCGGAGCAGGAGGAATTGATGTCGGTTTCGGCATGGCTGGATTAAAAACAGCTGTAATGGTTGAGTTTGAAAAATCGTGCTGTGAGACTCTTCGGGCTAATTGGTGGTGGGAACGATTACAGAAGAGAACGGATTCAAACGGAAAATTGGTATTTGCCTCTAAAGAGGAAATGAAAAAAAAAATAAGATGGTATCACGAACCCGAGCCTGCTATTCTTGAAAAGGATATTTGCAAGACTTCAACGGAGGAAATTCTCAAAGCAGGAAACCTTTCAGTCGGAGAAGCAATTGCTGTTGTAGGTGGGCCACCATGCCAAGGCTTTTCTTTTGCTGGGAAGAGAGTAATTGAAGACCCGAGGAACAGGCTCTATAAAGAATTTGTTCGGGTAGTCCGCGGAACCTATCCTAAATTTATTTTGTTTGAGAATGTTCCAGGACTCGCTTCAATGGCAAAAGGAGAAATTATTAAACAGATTTGCGTGGAGTTTGCAAACAGCGGTTATCAAATTACTTGGGATATTTTGAACGCCGCGGATTATGGAGTACCTCAGCACAGGAGGAGAATTTTTTTAATAGGAATCCGTATTGATGTAATGAAGTTTCCTGAGACCGGGAGACCTCAGCTTCATATAGCCGCGCTCCCGGGAGAGATAAATCACCCAGAGTGGTTCAGAGAAAAACATGGAATGGTTAAGAAAGGTCAAATGACCTTCGGGGATTACAAAAAGCCTGAGAGTATTGAAGAGCTCTTGGTTCAGTTAATGAAAAAATCAAGTTTGAAAATTGGAGGAAAAAAAGATGTTCGCGGAAACTCAACAGGCAATAAACGAAGGTTGGAAGCGAAGCAGAAAACCGCTGAATCCTGTAAAGGTCAGAAAAAAATTTCTTTGTCCTGAGTGTGCAAAGCAAAGGATAAAGGTTGGCATGGACTATCAGAAAAATATTCATGTCAGAAAATTGATTACAGTTTACGATGTAACAAGTTATCGCTGTCCTCGATGCGGGTACATTTACAAAGATTGGATGCGTATTGAAGGCTTAGGAAAGCGAGGCGTGAACATGGGTAAAATTTATGGGGGAGCTTAGAAAAGAGGACTCGGGTCGAAGGTGTTCATACGCTACATCCTTGCGTACCTCCTCCTCCTGCCTTTTATTTTCTAAGATTCCTTTATAAATTTTACTCAGTATAATTTAATTAGGTTTAATGGAGGTAATTGAAAATGCCTAAAGAAGATGGAATGAAAGAAACAGAAAAAGTTGGAGAGAGTGAAATTCTTGCTTTGCATAAAGCTCGGGTGGTCTCTCAGCTTTTGAACACGAAAAGAGAAATAGTCGAACAGAAATTACCTGATTCTCTGGAGGTTGACTTTGGTGGAACCGGAAAGCGCGGCAAATTCTATTTTGACGCTGACGACCTTGAAGGTTCACTTAAAAGGCTCAATAACTTTTTCGCTATTGCGAAAGAAAAACAAAAACAGGAGGCGGGTTCGGAATGATTATTGAAGAACTCAGTTTTGTAACGGACACGAAAAAGAAACATTATCGAATGAAGCTCGATGGAAAGACTTACAGAGCCTTTGACGGAACAGAAGCCTACAAGCAAATGAAAGCAGGAGAAATGACTGTCGGGGATAACATAGACCCAACATTCAACGAAGAGAAGAGCGAAGGAAAGGACGGAAAAACAATCACTTACAGATACCTACAAAAACTCAAAAAACTCGAAGGAGAGCCCGAGCCCAAAAAAGAGTCCTCCGGAGCGACTCCTCAAAGCGGAAGGCCACCGACAGAGAGCGAAAGAATCGTGAGACAAAATTCCTTGGCTCACGCGGATGCAAGAGCAAGAATGCACTTCGATAAAGAAAAAGTATTGCCGTCAGAAGAAGCTTATTTTCAATTCGCTGAAAATTGCTTTAACTGGGTAATGGGGAGGAAGTGAGAGCATGGAGTTTCAGTTAAAGAACCAGGAGAAAAGAATCAAAAAAAACAAAGGAATGCACATCGAATATCGCTATAAATTCAAAGGCTTGGAGGAAGCGAACAAGGTTGACTTAAAGATTGTTTCAGAGAAAGACTTCGAGTTATCAAACAAACAGGTTTTCGATTTTCCTTTCAAACCTATTCAGACAAAAATCAAGACAAAAAAGAAAGCGAAGTGATGGCTTGTACTACCCGGAAACGTGGAAGTGCTTGAGGAAAGGTCGGCTTTGGGAAGTCGAAGGCTACCTCATCACTTTCACTCGGATAGGCTGGAGCTGTGAATGCAAACAAGACACTTTCAGAATTGGAGGAATAGACCAGCGAGCCTGCGAACATTGCAGGTTTGTAATGCGTAAAGAACAGGAGGTTCAAGCATGGGAAAAAAAGATTGGACGAAAATTGTCCGAGTCGGAAATTCAACAATGATTAGAATACCTCACAGGATTAGAACGGACCCAAAATACCCGTTCAAAAAATTAACCGGAGCAACGGATGAGCTCTCTTGTGAAATCAAAGGAAAGGAACTCGTTTTCAGGAAGGAATGAACATGGAAAAAAAAGAGTACGCTATCGAACTTTCTGAACGAGCCGCCAAGCATGGGCTTGAACTCGGGAAAAAAGTTTACATGGATAAATTGAATTTCCCGGACAAGTTTCATTTAGGCGGAGCTCACGAACTTCAAGCAGATATTTATGGGTTCATGGCGGAGAGCTGTGTTTGTGAACACTTCAAGCATCCGCTTCCTGCTTTTAAGAAACAAGAAAACGATGAGTACGATTTGATTATCAATGACCGGAAGGTAGATGTCAAGAAAGTCGGTTTTTCTAAGTACTCAAAGAAGCCTTTAATCACTTTGAATAAAAGGCAGTACAACAGGAAGAAAAATAAAATTGATGTTTTCTTATTCGGAATTTTCAAAGGAGCTTTCAATTCAGAAGAAGTAGGAGGATTTCAATTAACAATTCCTCTTCCGAAAATTTCAAGGTTTGTTTTGCTCGGGTGGATTCCTTCAAGTGAAATTTTAAAGAAAGCTCAGAATTACGAATGGAAAAACCGAGCCGGAGAAGTGATTGATGTTTCTTACAAGCTGAGAGTCTCTCAATTATATCCTGTGGAGGAGCTGATAAAGTGAACGGAAACGACTTTCAGAAAATTGTTTCAAAAAAACAAGGAGTCCTCGAATTTAACAAGTGGTTGCTTGAGCTGATGGAGAAAACCAAAAAGGTCAAGACAAAGACGGTAACAATAAAATCGGTAATTAGTGAGCTGAACAAAAAAGAATCTTTCTCAGAATTTGAAAAAGGCTTTCTTCTCGGGTCCATGTACGAGCACTTAAAAGAGCAGTCGACAATCAAAAGGATTAACGTAAATTCAAAGGAAGAAGCTGAGAAATTATTCAAAGACATAGAAGATTTGATTAGCAAGGAGAACGAACCAAGTGGGTTATCCAAAATGGTTTCGTGAGGCGAATGTAGATGAACCGGAAGGAAGAAATCAGAAGTTATGTTCTAATTCTATTGTTAGTGCTGGCCTTCCTTTGCGGTTTTTTACTCGGGGAGCTTGCCGGGAAATTTGAGGCAAAGGAGTCCGACAGCTCCTCTTATTCAGAGAAATATTTTTGTGCTGTAACGGATTATATGGAGGTGGGAGTTTGCGAGGCAAAAACTTCAAAGGAATCATTCAAATACCCGACCCAAAATGGTTAGAGAGAAAAAAAGAATTAAGAGAAAAGCAGGAGGAGAAAAAGGTTGAAAAGGCTAAAGTGCTACTGCGGAAGTGAGAGCTTTGAGGTCTCCAGAGACGCGAAGCATATTCGGTGTGTTAATTGCCGGGTCCACTATCGCTGGAATCAAGAAAGCTGGAAAAAGGTAGAGCCCAAAAAGAGACTCTTGGCCGCGGCTCGGCATATAATTCAAAAGCCTATTGAGAGGACTTTTGAGACTCTTGGAGCTCTCCGGAAACGCCTCGGGTACAGGAAGATTCTCAAGAGAGAGCTGGAGGAAAAGAAAAAAGAGCCTCTGAGAGCTATATTAAAAGTCGATAAGATAAGCTCTCTGGAGATAGAGCATTTAAAACGCAAGTGGAAGAGCGAAATTAAGGCTCTTGAGAGTGGAAAAGGCTTAATTATTGGCTGTAATGAGCATAAAAACAGGCTTCGAGGAAGGCATATTGCGGAGGCTATGAAGCGAGACCTCAAGAGGTTTGGGATTAAATCAAAGGTTTCTCCTTGCGGAAAACGAGGAGCAATTATCAAGGTGGTTGAGTGAGATTGAAATTGAAGTTTAAAAGACGCGGAGCCTATACGGATTTTTTAGCTACTATCGGAAAAGAAACAAAGGAGTTTACTTTGAGAAAAAATGAAGGAGCTATCGTGATTCAATTATTCGTGGCGTGTGATAAAGAATTTATCCGGCTCGACAAGAAAATAAAAAAAGAGGCGAAACCCAAATGAATCGAAGAAGGTATTTGACTTTAATCGTAGAGGAAACAGAAGAGACAACAACCGTAAAATGCAAGCCGTTGAAGATGGAGATAACGGAAGGAACTTTGGGCCAAGCGTTCAAGCATTTCGCTAATGAGCTGAGAAGAAAATCAGTTAACGAATTAAAGGAGGCATTGGAATGAATAAAAAACTGTTAGGAAAATTAGCCGAGACTCGGCTTGATTTAGAAAAGAGAATCTCGCTTTCAGAAAATATTTTGAAAGAAAAAAAAGAAGAATACGCATTAAGAGAAAAAACAGCAAACCGAATGAAGCTTGAACGCTCAAGGCTTTCGCTGGATATCTCGCTTGTTTGTTCTGGAAAAGAACCGCGGCACAGCAACAAATTCAGAGAAAAGAAAAAAATTACTCGGGGGAATAAGAAATGAGGTATATCATTGAAACAGTTGAAGAAGAACAAGCTATCGGAATCCAATTGGCGGCTTGGGAGAAAGCCGGGAAGCTTAGGCTCTTGGAAAAAGGCGAACCGCTGGAGGTTTTGAAAGAACAACAACACAGAATCCAGAGAGCTCTTGAGCTTTTGAACAAGGCAGGAATTGACCGAGAGGTAATTATTGCTTTTATTCAAGCGAAGCTTCCTTCAACAGTGAACAAAAGCAGGAGAACTATCGAAGCGGTTTTGGATTGCCAGGAGCAATTTTACAAGGCTCTTGGGATTACTTGGGGGAAATAAAATGGCAAAGCGTTCTAAGTTATCTGCTAAGAAAAAAATTCATTCAATTATTCTTTTCACTAATGGGAACATTATTGTTTTTGACCAATCGGGGGAACAAGTACCAGAATTACAAAATAATCCAATCAATAGCGTAATAGAAAGAGCTAAAGAGATGGGTTATTTTGTTGACAGCGCGAAAATTGAGCTTCCGTGTGGCAAAGCAAAAGTGCTGAAAGGCTACAATAATTATCAGGTGAAAAAATGACCGAGAAAACGAAATATATGTTAGTTCAAACAGGACACGGCAGAAATCTCGATTCAGAGATAGTTGGATTTTTTGACACAAGAGAACAAGCAATTAGAGCAACAGGTTCTGGCTATTATACTCTTGTAAAAGTAGAGGCGGAAGATATATGATTGAGAAAACAATTTCTTTAACTCGAAAGCAGGTTCAGGCTGTTTTGAATGGGGCAACACAGGTTCGATTCCTGAAAAAAGAGGAAGAGGTTCTTGCATTTTTGTTTGAAGTGCCGATAGTGATTACTCAGAAAACATTCGAGCAATTTAATCGGGGAACTCTTGGAGAATTTATTGGAAACAAAGCAAAATTTTGGGGCGGAAAGGTTTATCCGGTTGTGGTTGACGAAGAACCAGTATTGTATTGCCCGAAATGCAAAACAAGAGTGATAAATCCGAATAGAACAAGCGACCAAATTAATTTTATTTGTGATTGTCAGCACAAAAGATTTATTTTTTCTACAAGTTTTCCTGCAAAATTTGGGAAAATGATTGTTGAAACAGGCTGGAAGACACTCAGAATCAAAGTGCTTTCAATCAAGGAACAAAAACTAATGGACATAACCAACGCCGAAGCAGAAGCCGAAGTCGGAGAAGGATTGAAATATCCAAGACAGGTTTTATTTCAAGATTTTTGGGAATGCTACAAAGATGAAATTCCAAAAGAAATTTTGTTCAAAATATATGGTACAAAAAAACCAGTTAGCATGGCTAAATATAATTTGGATATTTTAGAAGAATGGAATCCGTCTGTGTGGGCGTTGGAATTTGAAAAGGTGATTGAATGACGGAAAAAAGAATTAAATGCAAAGATTGCGGGCATAAGGTTTTCAGGATTACGAAAGACCTTGAGAAAAAGCCTCCGATTGTTTCAATTAATTGTCAGAAATGCAAACGGTTAATTGTTCGGTTTGAAGTGCGGGAAAATACTTCAATGGAATTATCCAAAGTGCTCCCGGAGGAGAAATAATGCCTGACTGCACTGATTGCAAGAAAGATTTTGCTTGGGCTAATTTGATTTATCGAGACAAGAAGCCTTATTACCCAGAATGTTGGGTGAAAAAACAAGAAAAGGAGCGTGATTAAAATACCAATAATAAATAAAATTTCTCGCAATGAAACCTCGGGCTTTGATAGAATATCAGAAGGTCAAGCAATCACTAAAAACGGAAGAATTATGATGCTTTCAAACAAGTGGAGAATTTCTTTTGATGTTTGTCCAGTATGCAAGTCCAAGAAAACTTTTCATGTAGAAAGAAAGAAAACACTCGAAGAAAGATTTATGAAGACTGGTATTCTTTACGAGAATTGCTTTGATGAAATGCATAGAGATAATGGCAACACCGCATTATTTGTAAAATTTGACCTATGTCTTAAATGCGGGTACAAGTGGCCCATGGAAATATACTGCTATGAAAAGATTGATGGAGATATTGAGAAAATAAAGTTCATAGAAAAAAAATCAAAAAAGGTGAAAAAATGAAGTTAGATATTGGAAGCGGAATAACAAAAATCAAAGGCTACAAGAGAGTCGATATTGACCCGAGAGTTAAGCCTGACTATCGGTTTAATGTAGAGAAAGACCACTGGCCCTTTAAGGATAATTCAATTGAAGAGATTCGAGCCAGTAATTTGCTCGAGCACTTGAGAGACATTGATTTCTTTTTCGAGGAGGTTCACCGAGTCTTAAAGCCTGGAGCAAAAATTAAAATTCTTGTACCTCACTATCAGAGCACTCATGCGTTCTCGGACCCGGACCATATCCGCTGGTTCACTCCGGAAACTTTTCAGTATTGGAGCAGGACTTTAATTGGTTCGGATGGGCGTTCTGTTATTCGCGGAAAGATGGATTTCGACTTGGTAAAGCTTGAGGTTCGGATTGATTCTAAGACCCGAGAGGCTTTTGAGAATTTCGCGGCTCTTGCGGAGCTGGTGATTGATTATTGCTGGCATAAGCAGTCTTGGATTTACGCGGAACTGAAAGCAGTTAAGCCACTTCGGAGACCGAGAATAATTAAGAGCAGAATTAATCGGGCTGAGAAGCTTTGAAGGACTCTCAAATTTTGGGTTTTCTTCACAAGAAATGTTTAAGGCTTCCGGCTGGATGGCGGCACTCGGTTCAAGCGGTTCGTTATCATAACAGGAACGAGACCCGAGAGCATTTTTTGTATAAGGCAAAGATTGCTTTTGAGATAATGAGAGCTGGAGGAACTGTTTTGACTGAAATAGAGCTTCCGCTTTCCTCGGGGAACGAGGCGAGAATGAAGCTCCCGGTGGCTGATATTCTTTGGCTTGATGAAATGATGGTAATAGAGCTGGAGAGCAAGTTAACCACGGAGACCAGGAGGCTCAAAGAAAAACAATTCAGTCGGTTCAATGTTTGGGTGATGGACTTACAGAAATTTTCTCCCGAGGAAATTCTTCAAAGAATCGGAGTGCTTGAATGATAGTTTTAAAATAACAAGCAATCATCCATTTCACTATGCATTCGATTAAAACACAAGGTAAATTTGAATCGGCTCATAGGCTTCAATTTTATAAAGGAAAATGCAATCGACTCCACGGCCATAATTGGAGAGTCGAGGCAATTCTTGAGTCTTGGGATTTAGATTCAAACATGGTAGCGGATTTTAAAATTCTCGATTTGATTCTTGCTGAGTACGACCACAAAATTTTATTGTTTGATACGGCAGAGAACCAGGCTTTTTTTCAAAGTATTCCTAAGAGCTGGATTGAATGGCTTGACTTTGAGCCCACCGCGGAAAATTTATCAAAGTATTTTTTCAAAGAGCTCAAGGAAAGATGTCCTGTAGAGCTCCATTTTTTAAGCGTGAGAGTTTGGGAGAGTGAAGGAAAGTATGCCCGCTATGCATCAAAGCTCGGAGATTAAAATTAACAAGATTTTTCTTTCCCGGCAAGGTGAAGGACTTCACATGGGGAAGCTTACGGTTTTTGTTCGGTTATCAGGCTGTAATTTGAATTGCAGTTGGTGTGATACTTCGTACCATAAAGTTGGGAGAAACATTTCTGTGAAAGAAATAATTGAAGAAGTTGAAAAACATGGTCCGTGCTTAGATGTTTGCATTACTGGAGGCGAGCCTTTAATTCAAAAACCTGCGGTGATTAAACTTTCAAAAGAGCTCGTTAAAAGAAATTATTTTGTGGTTCTTGAAACAAATGGAACGATTGATTGGGAAGGAATGCCGGAGGAGGCACTAATTTCAATGGATGTAAAGCCGCCGAGTAGCCATATGGATAAATTTAATGATTATTCTCTTCTGGAGAAGCTTCGACCTCAAGACCAATTAAAGGTAGTGATTGGAGCCAAAAGAGATTACGATTTTTTAACTTCACTTCTTGACTTGCACAAGCCCGAGGAACACACTCAAGTAATTCTTCAACCAGCTGGAGGAATTTTTGCAAAAAATCTTTGGAGATGGGCGGAGACAGAGCCGAGAGTGAGAGTAATGTTGCAGATTCATAAAGTGATTTGGGGGAATGCACGTGGTAGATAGAGAAGAAGCAAAACAGGCGGTTAGGTCTTTAATTGAATTTCTCGGAGATGATTCAAAAAGACCGGGAGTGATTGGAACTCCAGAGAGAGTCGTTAAATTTTACGAGGAATGGATGGCTTACAAAGACGAGCCCGAGCTCAGGCTTTTCTCCGAGAGCTACGATGAAATGGTTATTGTGCGAAACATTCCGTTTTACTCTTTTTGCGAACATCATATTTTGCCTTTTCATGGAAAGGCTCACATTGGATATATTCCTTACGAGGACGGAAAGGTTTTGGGTCTCAGCAAGATGGTTCGGATTTTGAACAAGTACGCTCACCGCTTACAGATTCAGGAAAGAATCGGAAGGCAAATTGCAGATGAAATAATGAACAAAGTCAAACCAAGAGGCGTAATGGTCGTTCTTGAAGCTGAGCACTTGTGCATGAGCTTGAGAGGAGTGAGAGCTCTGGGTCATTCCACGATAACTTCCGCTATCCGGGGAGTCTTTAAAGACCCACCTAAAGGAAAGAATCCAAGAGAAGAATTTTTGAGGTTGATAAAATGAGCAAGAGAGCTGTAGTGGTTTATTCAGGAGGACTCGATTCAACAGTTTTGCTTTACAAAGCTATTGATATGGGTTACTCGGTTTTGCCTATTGGATTCAATTACGGGCAGAAGCATTCAAAGGAATTATTTTGTGCAAAGGATATTTGCAGGAGTCTCGGGCTTAACTACAAGATGGTGAATTTATCTCACTTGTTGAAGTCGGCTTTAACGGACCCGAATCAAAAAATCCCAGATGGCCACTATGAAGACGAGAACATGAAAAAAACGGTTGTTCCGAATCGAAACGCCATTATGATTTCGATTGCTTATGGTTACGCTATTTCAAAAGGAGCAGAGGTTGTTTTTTACGGAGCTCATGCAGGAGACCATTCGATTTATCCGGACTGCCGCCCAGAATTTTTCGAGGCTTTAAAAATTGCTTTGAAGCTTGGGAATTATTCTCCTCCGCGGCTCGAAGCTCCGTTCATTGAAATGAGAAAGGAAAAAATAGTTGAGCTCGGGGATTGCCTTAAAGTACCACTTTACAAAACATGGAGCTGTTACAAAGGCAGAAAAGAACACTGCGGAACTTGTGGAACTTGCATTGAAAGAAAAGAGGCGTTTGAACTCGCAAGAGTTCAAGACCCAACAATTTATTCTAAAGGAGGCTTTAAATGAAAGCAATAATTGAATTGGAAGAAATAAAGAAAGAAGGCGGGATTAGTTTTTACAAGGCTTCTCTTGCAAACGATTCTCAAGAGTCCATTGGCCCGACTCCTGGAGAAGCAATCAAAGGCTTGCTTGACAAGTACCCGAATCTTAATCTCACAGTAAAGAAGAGCATAAAGGCAGAAGAGTTTAAGGAAATGAAAATTGCCTTGGATGGAAACGCTTTGTGCATTACGAAAAAAGATTTCGTGAACCTCCAGGAGAGCCCGGCGTTCTTTATCGAGCTTCCGGCAGAACTAATAGAACAATGGAAAAAATTCAATGGAGCTTCTCAGTAGTATATGACTTGAAGTAATAGAGTGATGATGATGCTTGATGTTCCACCGGAAAGATTGGGAGTATGCAGAAAGGTTTTGGCGAGGAAAAAGTTTTTGGATGAACTTAAAGAGCCCAAGCAATTACTGAATCTTTACGCTGGAAACGGAAAGCTCATTCAATATCTCTACAAGGATTATCCTTTCAGCAAAATAATCAACGTGGAAAAGGATTCTGCTAAGATTGAAAAACTCAAAAAGAATTTTTCCAAGAACAATATTGTCAATTACAATTACGACAACCTTGAATTTCTTGAAAAAGAACTCCAAGCATGGAGGTGCATTAATGTAGTGGACTTTGATGCCTATGGCTTGTGTGTTGAGCAATTAAAGAAATTTTTCGAGAACTATCTGGTGAAAGAAAAGATGGCGGTATTTTTAACCAACGGAGCGAAGTGTTTTTCTCTCAGCGGAGAAGCTTACGAGCTAAATTTTACCCTCAAGAAAACAAAAAAGAAAATTCGTTTAGATTACAGGAAACGATTCGAGTACTTTGATAATTTAATGGAGGAGCTCGCGGAACTCTACCACTTCAAAATTCTTAAGAAGCTTCACTTAGGATTCCGAAATTATGTTCTTTACAATTCTTATTTAATTGAACCCGAGGTGAGAGCGTGATTGTTTATTTTGCCGGAGCGGAATCTTTTCAGAAGGTCTTGGGCCATGTAGATTATCCTTTTATTTTATCGAGCTATTGGATGATTAAAGAGCGCAAAGATGTAGCGAAGGTTTTCAAGGAAGTGAAAGGTTTTAAATTATTCTTGGACTCGGGAGCGTTTAGTGCTTTCACTAAAGGAGCAAAAATTAATCTCTTGGACTACATTAATTTCATTAAGGCAAACAAGACACATATACACATATACGCAAACCTTGATGTAATCGGAAACCATGAGGCAACCCGAGCCAATCAGGTTAAAATGGAGGAAGCCGGGCTTAATCCGTTGCCTGTCTTTCACTTGGGTTCTCCGATGAAGGACTTTGAGGAGTACTGCGAGAAATACGATTATGTAGCTATCGGGGGAATGGTTCCATATCACTCAAAGAGAAAGATTCTCATTCCCTTTTTGAATCATTGTTTTAGGATAGCCAAGAAGCACAAGACAAAGCTTCATGGGTTCGGAATGACGGACTTAAACCTGGTGAAAGCCTTTCCTTTTTTCTCTGTTGATTCTACGAGCTGGAAGATTGGCGGCTGGAGACCTGCTCTTTACACTTTCACAAGCAAGAAAACTTTGAAGAGGTACGACAAAGACCAGTACAAAAAGAAATTCAAGAAAATTCTTGCACACGGAACTTTTTTTGATATTTACAATGCTACGAGCTGGGCGCGGTTCGCAAGGCACTTAAGAGAATACAATTCAAACGCTTACTGGGAGGAGAAAGAAGATGGAATACAAAAAAAAGAAAATTAAGGAATTGAAACCGAATCCTTGGAACCCAAACGAAATGACAAATTCAACAATGGAACACTTAAAGAAAGAAATTCAAAGAATTGGATTCGTTCAACCAATTTTAATTAATCAAGATAACATAATTATTGACGGAGAACACCGTTGGAAGGCGGCCATGGAATTAGGCTCCGAGGACATTGACGTAATTCAAATAGAGATAGATGCCAAAGAGGCAAAGATTGCAACAGTAAACATGAACCAAATAAAAGGAGAAATTAACCCAGTGAAATTCGGGGAATTAATTCTCGACCTTCAAAAAGATTATTCCTCAGAGGCAATTCAAGAACTCTTAAACATGAGCGAAATAGAACTGGAGAGCCTCAAAGACCTCGTTCAATTAGAGGACTTCGACCCGGAGAAAATAGACCTGGACCCAAGAAAGAAAACAGGCACTCCACTAACCCCCGAGAGAGTCCTCAGCATCATTGAAGACTATTGGAACGACGAACACGACGGAGTAAACCCCGCGATGGTCGACTTCAACAACCTCAAAAACTACCTCAAGCTAAAACTGGAGGTTGAAGAGTAATGGCTCTAAGCTCCGATAGACGAGAGAAAGCCTTCGGGCTTTACTGCCAAGAAGTACCTGTAAAAATGATTCAGGACATAGTAGGAGCTCGCTCCCGAGACACTATCTACAAGTGGATTAAGAGATACGATTGGGAGAAAAAAAGAAAGGAAGTTATGAGAATAGCGCTTCAAGCAGGTACAAATTCTACAAGAGAGCGGCACTTGAAGGTAGCAAATGCAATCATTAACTTGTTTGCGGAAGGCATTCAGAAACATAAAGAGAAAAAGATTTTAGCTACCTCGAACAAGGATGCGATTGAGGCGGTTAAGCTTTCTCGATTGATTGAAGGAGAAGCCACTGAGATTTTGCTTGTTTCTCCGGCTGATTCGACTGCTAATAAACTGGAGGAAGAGTATGAGCGCGCCAGGAACGAGTTTAAACGTTCTGCAAAGGCTTCACGAGAGCTTAACGACAAAAAGCGGAACGAAGACAGTTTGCAGGATTCTGTTCAAAAATGATAAAGGAGAGCCTTTGGAGGTAACTGATTATCAGGTTCGGATTATTCAAAGGCTTTTCTTTAAGTACTCTAAGCAGATTGTTTGCACGGCTACGACTCGGGCTGGAAAGTCTCTCGGTGGAGCTATTGGCATAATTTTGGCTTCGGTTCATCGACCTGAAAAGGTTCGGGTAGTTGCTCCGACTCAAGACCACACGAAAATTATCATGGGGTACGTCATTCAGCATATCATTGACTCGGAGCTCTTGCAGAACGCTTTGTTGTTTGATGTAACTGGAATGGGGATTGAGAGGCTTAGGAAAGAAATCACTAAGAAGAAATTAACCTTCAAGAACGGCTCGGAGATTATGTGCATTTCCGCGAATCTTTCGACTTCGGGTAGGAGTCTTGTTGGATGGGGGGGAACTCTTATTTTTGTAGATGAAGGAGAACAGATTCCAGCCGAGATAATGCGAACCAAGATAATGAGAATGCTCGGAGACTCTCCTGACTCTTCAATTTTTATCATCGGTAACCCGGTGGTTTATGGGTATATGTGGGAGAAATCAACAGACCCAAAATGGTACTTTATGCGAATTGACTGGAGGCAATGCGTTGAAGCAGGTAGAATGACAGAAGAATTTGTCATGGACCGAAAGGCAGAAATGAACGATAACGAGTTTAGGATTTGGTACGAGGCTCTGTGGCCCGAGGAAATGGAAGACCAGCTCTTTTCAGAAAAGGCTTTGAGGAACATCGTTGCTCCTTTAACAGACGAGGAAATAGAACTCTTGAAAACTCCTCCTGACCGGAAAAAGCTCGGAGTAGACGTGGCGAGATTCGGAAAGGACTATTCTGTTGTTTACCTGGTTCACCAATACGGTTTAAAGAAATTTTTAATGGAGAGCCGATTCTTGTCAAAGAAGGACACGATGAAAACCGTTGGGCTTGTAGTTGACTGGGATAGAACCGAACAAGTGGATTTAATCGGGATAGATGATATTGGAGTAGGAGGAGGAGTTTCAGACAGGCTTGGGGAAATAGATTGCCTTTCTGAAAAAGTTTCTCATTTTATTGCAGGAGCAAGCCCGACAAAACGCAAAGAACTTTATACAAATTTAAAAGCTCAGTCCTTCCGCGAATACGAAAGACAAGCCACGAAGAAATTAATTCGCTTAGTGGACCCAAAGAACGGTTACAGGTTAATGGAAGAACTTCGTAAAATGAAATTTGAAAGAACGAGTTCAGGCAAAATGAAAGTAATTGACCCAGAGGACAAGTCTCCGGATTGGGCGGACTCCTCGAATATTGCTCTGTGGGAAGGTGAAGTGTTCTCGTTTGCGTTTGCGTAAAGCTTAAATAGTTCAAGGACACATATTCTTATCATTTAATTTACATTCATGGCTTCACAAATAGTCGGTGGAATTTGGAACGTCCACAATCAGCCTTACGGAGAAATAAGAAACGCTTATTTCAGCAACCCGTTCAATGTAACGATTGGAAGTGCTTCGAGTTACACCGACCATATTTACAAAGCGGTAATTCCTAATTTTTTGTACAAGCCTCCGTATGGTTATCCGTTGGGAAAAGACGTGCCTGAAATCAGACGGCTGGCAGCCACGCCTTTCGTTTCAATGGTAACGAACACTCTTGCGGATGAAGTGGCGGCTCTTCCTTGGGATATTAAAGCTCGGGAAGGAGAAGAAGTACCCGAGGAAATACTCAAGAAAACAAAACAATTTTTCTATAACCCGAACAGGAACGATGAAAGCATTAACGATATTAATTGCGCTTTCATTCGAGACCTCTTGGAGTTAGATGCAGGAGTGCTCGTTAAAATCAGAAACCTCAAAGACGAATTTTTGGAGCTCTACAATTATGACGGAGGAACTTTCACGAAAAACTGCGACATTCACGGAGTCCTCCCGGAAGTAAATGCCTATTATCAGTATGGCTGGAATACTGGAGCTCGACCTACACCATTCAACAAAAACGAAATTGTTTATGGGTTGAAAAACAAGAGAGCAGATTCTCTTTATGGGCGTTCTCCTGTTGAGGTCTTGCTTGAGGTTTTGCAGTTATTGCTTTATGGGATTCAATCGAACCTTGAATATTTCACGGACAACAATATTCCGAAAGGAGTATTGAAAATAATCGGAGCCAACCAAAAGTCAATTGATGCTTTTCGCACAAAGTGGCAGGAGCAATTAAAGAGAAAAGACGAAGCCGGAAACTGGAAACGCCTCACTCACCATATGCCTATCATTAACACCGAAGGCGATTTCATCAGGATAGGTTTTTCAAACGCGGACTTGGAATTAATTTCTCAGCAGAAATGGTTTACTAAAATTGTTTGGGCTTGCTTTCAGATTACTCCGTCAGAGCTTGGGTTCACCGAAGATTCAAACCGTTCAGTAGACATTAATCAATCTAAGGTTACGAAAAGAAAAGCTGTCGAGCCTTACTCTCAAAAAATCGAGTACCTTTACAACACTCAGGTAATTAACGACCTTCCGTGGATAGTGGGAAAGTACGAGGATAAAGTAATTTTTGAATTTGACCATTCAGATGTTCAAGAAGAATTAGTCAAGAGACAAATTTATTGGGGAGACATAAAGCACGGAGTCGTAACAGTTAACGAAGTCAGAGAAGAATTAAACAAAGAGCCATTGGAAGAACCCGAGCCTCCGGCCATGGATAAATTCAAGCAAGCGGGAAACCTCCAGGATTTTCTCAAGGATTACGGAAACGATAATCAAGAGAACGGGCCAGGAGTAAAACTTAAGGCTTTGGATTCTTCCGCTCCGCTTGACCTGGGAGCGTTTGAGAAAATAGCTAATCCTGAGTTTTTAAAAAAAAAGGTTTCCGTAGTAGTTTCTGAGTGGGAGAAAATCGTGCTTGACCTCTTAAAAAAAGAGGTGGGAAAAAATACAATAGCGGAAATAAAGGCTGTCGATAACGCTTTCATTAAGCGAATAGCCGGACTTCTCTCTTTTGAAGGTTTACAGGTAGCCGTAGTTAATACGATTAAGGCAAACTTCCTTATTGGAGTGGATAAAGTCGAGACAGAAATTGGAATGAATTTCGTTCCAAACAAAGCAGCGATAGACTTTCTTTCAGGCTACACTTTTGAAAACATTAAAGGACTTGGGGAAGAACTCAAACAGGATTTAAGGCAGGAGCTCCAACGCGGTTTAATGAACGGTGAAGGAATCCAAGAGCTCTCGAAGAGAGTCCGAAAGGTTGCAGATGTTGGAAAAGTCCGAGCTGATGCAATCGCAAGAACGGAAACAAACAGAGCCGAAAACCTTGGGTCTCTCGATGCTTGGAGACAATCTAAACTGCCAATGGAAAAGGAATGGGTAGCGGCTCTCGATGCCCGGACTTCGGAAATGTGCAAGACCTTGAATGGAACCCGAATTGGGTTAAACGAAAAGTTTGAGTACAAAGGACAGTTTTTTGACAGTCCACCGGGCCACGTAAACTGCCGAAGCACTCTAAATTTTTACCGGGTTCAAAAAGGAAAGGCATAAATAGAAGATAGTTGCATGAATTATGTTATATGCTTCTTAAACCCAGATACGAGAAAGTCCGCGCCGCAATGAAATCAAAACATGGTTTAGAAAAAGGCGAGGAAGTTTTTTGGGGATGGGCTAAAAAGAAAGGAATTAACCCCGAGCTCAAGTCATATGTTTTTTATTCTCAACCTTTTTCTCTCAAAGCTTTAAAGGATGATATTGTTGAAGGATGGTTTGCGACCGGAGACCCAGATATTTACAAAGACATTTTAACCGATGTCTGCCTTGATGATTTACAGGTTCAGCTCAAAACCTTGCCGATTACGATTGACTTGGACCATGAGAGTTTCAAAGGAATGCCATCGGAAATAGAAAAGCACAAGTCTCTCAATCCAATCGCTAAAGTAATTGATTCAAAGAAAGTCGGGAATAAAATTTTCACTAAGACAAAATTGAACTCTCATCACCAAAGATATGCGGAAGTCAAAGGCTCGATTGACGATGGCTTTTTGCATTCGTTTTCTTTTTCTTACATTCCGCTTGAATTTGAATATAAGTCAATCGATGGAGTGAGGCACAGGCTATTGAACAAGGTTCGATTGATTAACGGAACTTATACCGGAGTGCCTGTTAACCCAGAAGCAAGTTTCACGAATGTAATGCTTAAATCTTTACAGGAAAGCTTTCCTGTAGATTTCAAAGAAGCGGACAATTTCGCTAACGATATTTTAAATGGAACAGGAGGAAAGTCCATGACAGATGAAGAAAATAAGCCTAAGGAAAAGACAGACCCGAAGGCAGGAGAAAATCCAGCTCAGCAAGATACAAACACGGATGCTAAACCTGAGCCTAAGCCGGAGCCAAAGCCCGAGGAAAACTCGGATGCTAAACCCGAGCCGAAGCCAGCAGAAAAACCTGCGGAGAAACCCGCCGCGGATGCTGAGGTTAAATCCTTAATGGAAAAAATCCACTCGGAGATAGCTGAACTCAAAAGCTCTTTCAAACCAACGCCTGATGGTGCAGAAATGAAAAGCTTTGGAGAAAGGCTTGAATCCATTGAAGGAAAACTCAAGAACTTCGATGTTGTAATGTCTAAGCCACAATTCAAGGCTCAGATGGAAGCAATGGAAGGAGTCCTTGAAAAAGAACGAAAGGCAACACTCGAAGCGGAGCAGAAAAAGAATGGCCCGCTCTCATCAATTAGGTAAAGGAGGAGACCCAAATGACCGATGATGTAGGAAATGCAAAAGTCAACCTGAAAAGCGGAGCGGATGCTTACACTTTTTGTTTCGGAAATTACGCAGACGGAACGAAATACCACGACAGCATAAACGAACATTCCATTATTCCGGAACTGAAAAGTGCTTGGAATAGAGGAATCGCTTTAGAGCAAAAAGCTCTTGACTCAACAACAGGTGGAGCAGGTACAGCAGGTTATGCGCTTGTTCCAATTTTTGTCGACAATGTAATTACTGACTTGACAAGAAAGTACACTCCTTGGATTGATATTACTCCCAGAGTAATGAACCAAGGACTCACCGCGGACTTCAATCAGATAACCGCGAAAGGCGGAGGCTTCAACGCAAGTGAAGACGACCCAATGGCTGAAAGAGACAACACTTATGTTAGAAAATCAAAAAGCATAAAGTTTTTCTACGCCACAGGTAGAGTTACCGGAGTAATGCAGGCGGCAATGCCGAGCTATATTCTCCAAGGACTCCAGCCTCAAGGAACAGGATTCCCAAACGCAACCTTTGGAAACCCGGTTGGCGCAACAGCTAAGCAAACAGAAGTCTTAGTGCAAGCTCAGGCTCTCAGAGAGCTCGAGGAAAACAGGCTTTGGAATGGAAACAGCGGAACAAGTTCAGTCCAGCCTGACGGAATTGTTGTTCAGCAAGGAACAACGAACCAGCTCGACAAGTCAACAACAGACCTGGAATACGACGATATTGAACTAATCTCTCAGTATGCTTTTGATGATTCGGGCAGACCGAATGTAGCAGGAGCAGACTCCTCAACCACAAAGGACATCAGGAAACTAATGAGAGACCAGTTCAGATACAGACCAGGAGACCTCAATGGAACTTTCGGATTCGGAGTACCCGCGGCGGCCATGCTGGAAGTAATGACTGGAACAATTCCATTGGTTCCATCACAATTCCTTTCAGGAGTGAGCGGAAGCAAACAGCTTTTCTTCATGGATATGAATGTTCTCGAAATGAGAGTTTTGCAGGACATGACTTACGAAGAGCTTGCGAAAACAAACGACTCAACGAAATTTATGTTGAAAATCTATGAGTGCCCGATTCTGAGAGCTCCTCAGTTCAACGCATTCATTGACAACATAAAATAGTGAGGTCAAAACAATGAATACCAAGAGTTTGGCGGTTCTCAAAGGTTTGCAAAAACCGCCTTACATTAAGTTCAATATGGAGGTATTGAAATGACTGGAGCAACAATTACAGTAACAAATGCGGTTCCACACCTCGGGAAAGAATTAATTTACTTTTCCGTAACGCTGGACGGAAGTGCTAAAGCAGACTTTAGCGACTACTCCACGGTAGATTTCATCAACGCTGTTGATGTAACTACACTCGCACCGGAAGATGCGACAGCTTACACAGCTGGAGGAGACATCACTTTCACTAACGCCGCGAATGTCATTAAAGGCATTGCGATAGTGAACAAGTAACATTCACAGGAGGAATGAAAAATGGGCGGAGTAGAATCAATGGCGGGCAATCCAGCCGCGCCACCATATTCAAATGGTCCGTATAAAACTGACCAATTTTGGCAGTTTACGGGAGGACTGGCTGGAAGGCTCAAAGGAGTTGGAGGACATATTTTTTATGTTGACGAAGAAAACGGAAACGATGCAAACAACGGATTGAGTCCTTCAAAAGCTTTCGCAACACTCGAAAAGTGTTTCGGAAACACCACAGGAAACAAAGTAGCAAGAGACGATTACGATGATGATGCGGAGTATTATGTCTTTGTTTTTCCGGGAACTTACACTCCAACACTTGACCTGAGGCTTTACGGCCATGGGATTCACTTGATTGGTTTGGGGAATCCTGGAAGCGATTCCGGAGTAAACATTTCGGATGCAGGAGAAAGTGTAGAGAATGGTTCGATTTTGCTCGCAGGAGCGAATTGTACTATTGAAAACATTCAGTTCAATACAAGCACAGCACTCCCGGCAATTTACGCTATTGCCACGGACAACACAGTAATTAGAAATTGTGTTTTCAAAGGAACAAGCGGAACTTCTGTTAACGCAATTCAAGGAGATGATGTCAGAGGAACAGAAATTTCTTACTGTACTTTTGGAGTAGCAGGCGGAGACTACGCAAACAATATCTACATGACCGGAGGAGCGGACCAATACTGCATTGATAGTTGGGTCCACCACAACAGAATTTCAAGCAACGAAACAAGTTCTACCGGAATATTGGTTGATAACACCTGCACGGCTTACGGAAATGTTTTTGAAAGAAATTTCATTAACCTGACCGGAACGACTCCGAAAGGAATCGACGTTAACAGCACAGGCGTAAACGTGATTGCGGATAACTATGTTGTAATCACAAGCGGAGCGACACCAATTGAATCAGCGTCAAGCCCGACTGGAATGATTGGAAACCATACAATAGCCGGAACTACTGTGGTTGACCCGAACCCCGCGAAAACCTAAAGGTGATTGAATGACAAGGACAGAAGAAATTAAAGCAAAAATCCTGAGGTTTGAAACAGAACCTCGCGCAAAAGTCAAACAACCAGAGAAAAAAGAAAAGAAGAAAGGCAAGTAAAGCCTTCCTTTTTTTTATTTGAAACGGAGATGATGGAATGGTTGATTTCACAGTAACGAAGTACCTGGCCCGAGCCGATACTTTGGATGATGCAATGACCTTACTACACGACAAAATTGAAACAATCGACAACGGGAAAACGCTTCATTTAAAGGAAATTTTCAGGCAAGGCGACACTTGGTATGCCGCACTTATTTATGATACATAGGAGGCGAAAGCTTGAAGTTTGAAAATAAAACAGAGAAACCGATAAAGGTACAGCTTGAAGGTTACGAGCCTGTTGCTTTCAGAACGCTCAAGAAAGGAGCGACAGTAAATGCAGAGAGCTCGGTTTTCAAAGAGTACTACAGGAAAAGCGGACTGGAGAAAGCAAAGCTCCAAGATGAAGAACCTGAGGTTGGGTCAAAGCCCGAAGGAGAAGAGAACTCCAAATTGGTAAAAACCAACGATGGGGAACTTGACGAGAAAGAAGAACCCAAAGAAGAAAAGCATAAAAAGAAAGAAGACAAATAATAATGCAACAGGATGGAATGAAGCATGGGAAGATTTATTGAAGTGAGTGAGGTTCGAGCCGCAAGCGGAGTTTCCGTGGACCTAATCAGCGACCCAGACATGGAAGAGCTAATTGTCGATACTGAGTACAGAGTCGAGGACAAGCTTAACACTTCTTTCACTCCGCGGACTGTCTTGGAACTCTATAATGGAGACTCTTCTGAAAGGCTTGTGCTTCAAAATAATCCGATGCTGAAACTAAGAGCTTTGAAAATAGACACGACAGATGTTACTCCCGAGTACTGTCGGTTGAAACCGAATGCCGGGATAATTTATTTAACAACTGATGCTGAGCTTTCTTATTTTAGAGAAAAAGCAGAAGAAGGATTACTCATCAAAGTCAAGTACGATTTTGGATATTTAACCCCAAGTACAACACAGACCTCAACCACGGAGGCGGTAATAGCAGGAGACTCTATCGCAATAAGTGTTTCGAGTGAAAGCAATTTTGCAGAGAACGACTACATTGAAATAACTGGAATGGATTCAATGTACGAAGTGGCGAAGGTAACTTCAACCGCTTCGGGAACTATCACGGTTGACAATCTTTCCGTTCCGCATGAATCAGATAGTCTCATTACAAAACTTGAAGTGCCTCCTGTTGTTAAGAGAATGATGAGAATTGGAACAGGCTTGGCGGCGGTGGCCCGAGTAGTCGGGGAATCGTTTGATGAAATTACTTCTTACCGAATCGGAGACATGGAGGTTCGGAAAGGAGAACCTTACACTCAATGGAGGCAGACGGCTATTGAGCTCTTGCGTGAATGGAAGGAAATCACTAAGAGTTTCAGGACTCGACCTGCTATTGGATAAAACGGAGATGATGGAATTGGGAAGCTTAAATGTAAAACACTTCGATAAAAACAAAAAGCTCAAATACGAGTTTGAATCGGAGAGAAAGAACCTCCCGGAAGGCGGAGCGGAAGTAACAAAAAAAGAAAGAAAGCTTAATCAATCAACGAAAAAGCTTGGAGCCTGGAAGAAATTAAATCCAGCTCCTAAGACGGTGAAGTAAATGATAGAAAAAGTGAAACTGAGAGATTCCATGGGAATGGTTCTCAGAGACAAAAATGGAAACATAAAAGAAGTCCGGGAGTACGAAAAAGGAAAACTCATCAAGCACGAACTCCTTGAAGACGGAGTACTCAAGGACCAATTACACTCACAGGAGGTGAGCTCGAAATGACTACAACAAATGCAGGAATGGCCGAGCTCGCAGAACTTCTCCTCGGAGCAGGAACAGCGTTCTCCAATATTGCAATTGGAACGGGAACAGCCAGTTTTGCCGCAACGTCAACGGAACTCGGAGCCGAGTATGCGCGTGACACTGCGACAACAAGCCTGGTAACGACAGATGTCAGCGGAGACACCGCACAGCTTGTCAAGACCTTCTCGTTCACAGAAGCAAAAGCAATAACGGAAGCCGGAGTGTTTAACGCAGACTCAGCGGGAGACATGGCGGCGGCGCAAACCTTCTCAGCGGTGAATGTTGCAAACGGCGATAGCCTGCAGATAACCTACGAGCTCGACATAGACTGAATGAATTAAAATTCTGAAAGTCTGAGCTTGAAAAAATTGGAGATGATGGAATGAAAAAAAATACTCATAAAAAGGTAAAAAAGAAAATCAAGAAGAAAAAAATCAAAAAGAACACTTTCGCAATCGGGATTCCGCACATGGGAACAGTCAGACAAGAGACTTCCTCCTGGCTTGCGAAAATTTGCATGGCGAACCCGAAGATAGTTCAAATTATCTGGAGAAGCCAGCAACCCGTGGACCTTAACCGAAACGGAATCATTCACGATTTTTTAAAGACTGATAAGGAATGGCTTTTGTTTTTGGATACGGATATGATTCCTCGAGGAAACTTAATTGGAATGGCGAAGAAAGGAGTCAAGATTGTTTCAGGCTTAACCACAGTCATGCAACACGGAACTCCGTACCCGTTGATAATGAAGAAGGCTAAGAACCGACAGGTTTGCTTTAAGATGATTGAACGAAGCGACTTAGTGAACGCTAAGAACAATTTAATTGAAGTGGACGGAGTGGGAACAGGTTGCCTTTTGATTCATCGCTCAGTATTCAAAAAGGTAGCTCCTCCGTGGTTTAAATTTAACATGGGTCCAGACGGAATGAGTAGGCTTTCAGAAGATTATTATTTCTCTCGGAAAGTCAAGAGAGCAGGCTATAAGCTTTATGTAGACATCGACCAGCACGTGGGCCACTTGAAAGTAGTTAACCTCTACGAGTTCAACAAGCTCTTGGCTAAGGTCGTAATGCAAAAGCAAAGGAGCATTAATTTCATTAAAGGAAAAATCAATGGAGTGGGAAAATGAAAAAAACTACAACAATTTATCTCAGCCATCAAGCAAAGCTTTTAATGGATAAAATGCCCGAAGTCAAAGAAGAGGAGCTCGTTGATTGGTTTTGTGAGATTCGCAAGATTTCAATTGGCGGAGCGGACTTAGTAGAATTTTTAAATTACAAGCTGGAGGCGAAGAAGAATGACTGATTTGGTTGAGGTCAGTCCTGGAGATTTGATTACTTCCGCGAGAGCGAATCTCGTAAAGGATTACATACAGGACGGAACTCATAAACTCAATACGCTTAGCGTAGATGTTGGAGGAGTCGAAATAATTGACTCTTCGAGGAATGTTGATGGAGTAGACGTTTCTGCTCTAAAAGATATTTCAAATTACGCTGATTCTCCAATGGTTGTAACAGGCGGAGCTATCTCAGAAGGAACAAACGCTGGAACTTTTAAAGTAGCGGCTTTAACTGCTTTGTTCAGGTCGACAGATAGTGTTACTTCTCCTTTGGTTTATGCTTCTCTTGCAGAACAAGATAACCAGACAATAACCGCCGCGGATACGACTTACATTGTTGTGTTGAGTTATAATGGTGGTTCTCCGACTATTTCAATTTCTGAAAGCAAGTCAACGGATGAAAGAAATTTTCCGATTGGAAAAGTAATGAAAGACGGAAGCAATAATGTTCACTTTATTTCAGGTGGTTTTAATCTTCAAGACGGAGTTAGAAAACTTCACGAAAGAGCGAAAACACTCAGGAATTTGGAACTCAACGGTGGTTCGGTTATTGCTTATTCTGGAACGAACAATTTCACAATGACGGAAGGAATTGCTTATGGGGGAATTAACAAGTTTACTATGCCGGCTTACGATTCTGCTTCGACTACTTTCATTCCAGTTTACGGAGACGGAGGAGCTGGATTCACAGAAGGCACTCCGAGAAACACTATTGACTACGCTCATTATGACGATGGAGACGGAACACTTGGAAATGTAGGAACTGCAAAGTACGGAACTCATTGGGTTTACAGGCACATTGATGATGGAGATGTTTATGTTGTTTACGGGCATGGTTCTTATTCTCTCGCAGAGGCGGAGATTGAAGACGAACCGCCGAAACCGGACCATTTAAGTGATTTCGGGATTCTTGTTGGAAAAATTGTTGCTCCACAGGCTGGAGGCTCTTTTTCAGCTATACAAATGGTTACAGATACTTTTTTCGTTGGAACCGCAGTGTCTGACCACGCTGAACTTGGAAACCTTCAAGGAGGAGCTGTGGGGGAATACAATCACTTGACAGATGCTCAACTTTCTGCTTTGCATCCTGCAGTAACTCTTGGAACAGCAAGCGGTCTCTCGCTTTCAACCCAAGAGCTTAGCTTAGCAGTAGCAGACACCGACACAACAGGAGCTTTGAGTGATACTGATTGGGATACGTTTAATGGAAAACTTGACGATGTTGTAGAAGATACTACTCCGGAGCTTGGTGGAGAAATGGATTGTGGAGCACACTCGATTGGATTCACTCAACAGTCAACCACTGGAGACGGAACGACCACGATTGACTGGAAGCTCGGGAACAAATTCAAGTTTACTTTCGGAGCGATGAATGAAACTTTTACTTTCACGGCTCCGACCAATCCGGGAAACTTCTTGCTTGTATTGATTCAAGACGGAACTGGAAGCAGAACAGCTACCTGGCCGGGAACGGTTAAGTGGGTGGGGGGAACTGCTCCAACTCTTTCAACGGCTGGAAGTTCGATTGACATTGCTTCGTTTTATTGGGATGGAACTAACTACTTTGGAGTAGCAAGCCTTGCGTTTGCTGTGCCGGCGTGATAACATGATTGAAAAAAAAGTTTTCAAAGTACCGACAGCTGGTGAGAGAGGAAACCCAAACAATCCATTACACACACTTGTTCCTGGTGTTCGGCACTTGAATGTTTTGGAATATGTAGAAGACGACAAATTTGCAATAGTGGTGGCTTTTAAATACGGGCAATATGGTTTCGAGCCGTTTAAGGATTTTGAGGAAATTCACACTCACGATGTTGAAGTTTCTAATAAAAAAATACAGAAAATCCGAGCAGTTGATGATATAATTTTAGAGTCAACAGATGAAACCGAAATCGGGAAGAAACATTATGAATTACTCGGAATTTCAAAGACGGACTGGGAGAAAAGCAAGGTGATTCAGCATGACTGATTTAAAGGATTCGTTTGAGGACGGAGATTATACTTCCGGCGTTGCGGTTTGGACTGTGAACAATGGAACTTTTGAGGTTCAAGATTCAGTGGCAAAAATTGGAACCTATGCTTTGAAATCGAATCCGACTTCCACGATTGAACCGCGTATTGATACGCCTCGCCAGGTGGGTAATCCTGATGCTTATGAGTTTTGGATGCGAACGCATGTAAAAACTACAGCAGGCCAGTATGCACATTTAATTCACTTGAGAGAAACAAGTACGCTCTTGCTTGGCGCGGGACAATCCGGTGCTTATCTTAAATATCACACTGGAGCTACTTCTGTTTCATTGTATGGTTCGCAGTTTGACGTTGATACCTGGTACATGTTCAAGCTGGTTTACACCGACGAGGCGAGCACATTCGATGCTTATGTATACGATACTGATTCGCAAGAATTGGGAAGTGCGACCGGAGTCAGTATTAATGCAGCCGGAACCATTGACGAAATAAGATGGAGCTGTAATGGTGGGTCGATTTCAAATAATCAGTACTTGGATAATGTAACTGTTGGAGTTGAGGAAGCGGCAGATGAAGACAACGCGGTTTTCTTCGCGAGTAATTTTTGAGGTAATTAAATGGCGTACTCTGCACTATACGGAACAGGAAAATACGAAAAATACGACGAGTCTTACTACAACGACATTCAGATAGTGGACTCGTTTTCATTGGTTGATAGTTATTCTCTTCAAGCCGGAAAAGTCCTCTCTGATACTTTAACTGTTTCAGATGGAGACATTAAAACCACTTCAAAACTTTTGAGTGATTCTTTTTCGATAGCTGAGGCTTTAGAGAAAGAACCCCAGAAAGATTTATCGGACTCGTTTTCAATCTCGGAGGCTGTTCTGAAAAGCACTTCCAAAGAGCTAAGTGATTCTTTTTCAATGGTGGATGCAGGAAACCGAAGCTTGGCCCGAGAGCTTTCAGATTCCTTTTCTTTGACTGACTCTGCTTCAAGGTTAACCGGAAAGGTTCTCTCTGATTCGCTTTCTTTAATTGACGGAAGTTATTTGAACGCTCAGAAAATCTTGAGTGATTCTTTTTCCTTAGTGGACTCTGTTGAGAAAACCTCGAGCAAAACCTTGAGCGATTCTTTTTCTTTGAATGATGCTTTGACTAAAGAGCCCGGAAAGGTTTTGAGTGATTCTTTTTCTCTCCATGATACTCTTTCAAAACAAGGAGAATTTTTCCGGACTTTCTCGGATTCGTTTACTTTAAGCGATGGAGACTCAAGGCAAGCGGTTAAGGTTTTGAGCGATTCGTTTTCTGTTTCTGACTCGGTGATTCGAGACACTTCAAAAGTTTTAACTGATGAGTTTACGATTAATGAGGTTCTCGTAAAGCTCACTCAAAAAACTCTCTCCGATGCCTTCTCGGTTTCCGAGTCTCTTGAAAGCATAAAAGTTTTTGTCCGAATGCTAACGGATTCTTTTTCCTTGAATGATTCTCTCTCCCGGGAGACCTCCAAGGAGCTAAGTGATTCGTTCACTCTCTCCGAGTCCTTGACAAAACAAACCTCGAAAGAATTTTCAGATTCCTTTTCAATAAGTGAAACTATTGAAAAAACCGCTTACAAAGATTTATCGGATTCCTTCCAGCTCGTTGATGCGAGTACTAAGCAGTACTCCAAAGTACTCAGCGACATTTTTTCTTTGAATGATGCGCTGAGTAAAACAGGAACTTTCCTAAGAACCTTTTCGGACTCCTTTGCCTTAAACGATTCCATTGAAAAAGAAACAAGCAAAACTTTCTCGGACTCCTTTGCCTTAACTGACTCGGTTGAAAAGTTCACCGGAAAGGTACTCTCTGACTCGTATTCCATAGCGGATTCGGTGATAAAGACTCCCAGAAAGACCTTGTATGACTCGTTTGGGCTAACTGATTTGCTGATAAAGACTCCTGTAAAGGTTCTTTCAGATTCTTTTTTGGTCTCAGAGGCTCTCTCCCGGGATATTTCTAAATCTCTAAGTGATTCATTTTCGATTACAGACGGAGCGGAAAAGACTCACTCCAAAACTTTGACGGATGCTTTTTCAATACAGGAGAACCTTTCCAAGATTTACTCGGGTATGAGAACCTTAACTGATTCGTTCTCCTTGAATGATTCCGTGGCCCGAGATACTTCAAAGGAATTTTCTGACTCTTTTACTCTCTCAGATACTATTGAAAAGAGTATAGCCAAGAGCCTATCAGATGGCTTTTCTGTTAGTGATGAGCTCTCGAAGTCCACGGAAAAGGTATTTAGTGATGCGTTTTCTTTAAGCGATTCGATTGTGAAGGATATAGTGCTTCATGCCTTAGCTGATTCGTTCCAATTAGTAGATACTTCGACCAAAGCCCATTTCAAAGAGCTCTCGGATGAGTTCACTTTAAACGAGGCGGTTTCCAAGACTCCGGGTAAAGTCCTCAGCGATTCCTTCTCTTTAGTGGACTCGATAATTAAGCAAACCAACAAGACTTTTTCGGATTCGTTTTCTTTTGAGGATGCTCTCGTTAAAAGCACTCAGAAAGTTTTAAGCGATTCCTTTGAGCTGATAGATACTTCAACAAAACATTTCTCTACAAGCCTGAGTGATTCGTTTGCTTTGAATGATTCTGTTTTGAAATTAACAGAAAAAGTCCTCTCGGATAATTTTACAATCGTGAGCTCAGCGGAAGAAGTTTATGGAAAGATTCTCACCGATTCCTTCTCGGTCTCGGAGTCCTTGACGAAACTAACTTCTTTGGAGTTTGAGGATTCCTTTTCAATAACTGACTCGGTTTCAACAGAGCTCAAAGAATATATTAAAGGAATGGCCGCGGACTTCCTGACAATCCTGGCTGATGTTCCATTCCAGCAAGAGGTCGAGTGGACCCGCTACACCGAAACAAAAAATGCAATGGGAGGCTCTACCGGAGCAACCGCTTCTTTCACTAAAACCATTGACCTCTTAGTTCAACCTATCACGGAAAAAGACAGAGACCTCAAGCCCGAAGGAATTTCAATCACCGGGCTAATGAAGGCTTATGTTAAACCAAAAATTTCTGTTTCCGGAACTCTTAGAGGAGTCAAGACAGGAGACAAAATTGCAATGGATGATGGAACGGAGTATATTGTTGAAAAGGTAATTGGAAAATATGGTGGACCCACAAAGGTTTTCAATAAGCTCTTGCTTAGACAATACGGAAATGATGATAATGAGGATTGAAGCAAGGTTCGATGATAACGCCGCCCAAAAAGCTGTCGAGAAACAGCTCAAAGAAATTCTTTTTGAAGTCATGCTCGATATTCGGAATACTTCAAAGCGAAAAGCTCCGGTGGACTTGGGGAAACTGAGAGCTTCTATTCATATGAACCCAAGAGAACCCGCGGATAAAATAATTGTAGCTGATGGAGTAAAGTATGGAGTCTATCAGGAATTTGGAACAGGAAAAAGCGGAAGTGCTTCTTTTGTTTCAATGGTCGGGGAAACCAAACCGAAGTATGGAGAAAAAAAAGGAATTACTCCTCAGCCTTTTTTCAGACCTTCTGTTTTAGAGTCTATGGCTCGGGCAAGAAGGAAACATAATCTTAAATAGTAGTATAGGACATTACAATACAGGCAAGAGCCTTTAATTCAAAATCCAAGTGGTAGAATGGTGTACTTAAGCGAACCGAAGGAAATTATTTCTGAATTTTTAAGAGCTGAGCTCACAGACCCGAGAGAAAGACATTCTACCGCAACCGAAACTTTTGATGGAGACAGTACGACCCATGAGTTTACTTTGTCTCCTGCAAGTGGCGGAGTAAAAGCAATCACTTCTATTTCTGTCGGAGGCTCAGCTGTAAAAAAATGGCAGGACTTTCAAATTGATTTAGATAATGGGAAGGTTTACATTTTCACCGCTCCTGGAATTGGTGTTGGAAATGTTAGCGTTTCCTACAAGTATTCTTCGGGGGGGAGCTGGATTTATCCGGAGTTTCCGCGAACCGATTTAAGCAAAACAAGTTACCCGCGCATGGCGGTTTCGGTCATTGGAGAAGTGGGCCAGCGAGCTGGAAATTATCAGGCTTCGGTGGTTTCAAAAATTTTATTCCAGATAGATGTTTTTGTAAAAGAAAAATATTCTTACAATGACGGAAACCGGGTTTATGCAGAACAAGAACTCGGGTATTTTTTGTTAAGGAAAGCAGAGCAGGCTTTCAATAATTCGATTGACGAGCTTTACCCAAAGCTTTGGAATTACTCCAAGGAAGCAATCAGAAGCCTTCCGTTTGATGAGGACAGGCAAACCTTCCGTGGAGCTCTTGAAATTTCTCTAAACGGAGTTGATGTTGGTGAGTAAAAAAAT